TCTAGGGATTACCTTGAGATGGCGCTTTTTCCGCATCAGAAAAACTTTATTTCCCTTCTTGAGAAGGGTGAACCTGAGTGGTTGCACGACGCAATGGTTTATGAACCTGCGACTCGTAATCGTGTGCTCATTAATATTCCTCCTGAGCACGCTAAGTCTACTACTATCACGGTTAACTATTCGACTTATAGAATTGCACTTGACCCCAACGTTCGCATCATCATTGTCTCAAAGACTTTATACAAAGCACGCGAGTTTGTTTATTCAATTAAGCAAAGATTATCCCATCCTCGGTGGACTAAACTACAAAAGACTTACGGACCAGACGGTGGTTGGAAAGACGACGCCGATACCTGGAAAACGGATACCGTTTATTTAGGTTCTGAAACTAGGGACTCTTCTGAGAAAGACCCTACCTTGCAAGCCCTTGGTATGGGTGGGCAGATTTATGGTGCCCGCGCTGACCTGATTATTTTAGATGATGTTATAACTGGTGCTAACGCCCACGAGTGGGAAAAACAAATACGTTGGCTGCAGCAGGAAGTTATTACTCGTTTGGGTAAGAACGGTAAACTTCTTATAGTTGGTACACGCATTGCTTCTAATGACTTGTACCGTGAACTTCGCAATCCTGAACATTGGTCTGGTGGTAAATCCCCTTTCACATACCTGGCTATGCCAGCAGTTTTAGAGATTAGCGAAGACCCTAATGAATGGGTGACTCTTTGGGCTAAGTCTGATAGACCTTGGGATGGCGACGAAGACACCACAGCCGATTCTGATGGATTATACCCTAAGTGGGATGGTCCGACGCTTTTTCAAAGACGCGCAGAGGTCACCCCTTCTACTTGGGCAATGGTTTACCAGCAACAAGATGTTGAAGATGATTCCATTTTCCCACCCTTGGCTGTTCAAGGTTCTATTCAAGGTATGCGTAAAGTTGGGGCATTAAACCCTAGCGCACCTGGTCATCCTGATGGCGGTAACTTTAGGATTATTATTGGTATTGACCCTGCTATGGCAGGTGCTACCGCAGCGGTGTGTGTCGCTGTTGAAATGGATTCTAGTGAGCAATACATTCTTGATGCAATGAATATGACTGAACCTACTCCAGGTAAAATCAGGGAACTGATTGAGGACTGGACTTACAAATATCAACCTAACGTTATTGTAGTGGAGAAAAATGCTTTCCAACTCTTCCTCACCAAAGATGAAGCGATACGAGACTTTCTATCTTCAAGGGGAATCCAATTTCGTGAGCATTACACTGGCAATAACAAGTGGGACGTTGGCTTCGGTGTTGCATCTATGGCTCCACTCTTTGGGATTGTACGAGAAGGAAAGTTTGAAAAAAACTCAAACTTGATGCATCTGCCTTCAACTGAGAACTCTGAAGGTATTAAAGCCTTGGTTAATCAGTTAATTGTTTGGAAACCTGATATGCAAAAAAAGCAACCATCAGATATGGTTATGGCTCTTTGGTTTACCCAACTGGTTGCACGCGAATGGCTTGAGAGAAACAATTTTGCACCAAGATTTACAACATCAAGGTGGGCTACTAGAAAACAATTGAATAACCGTATGGTTGTTGACTTAGATGAAGAGTATGCCGACCAACAACAACAGCAATTTTATTTATAAAGAAAGCAGATAATGTTAACAGTTGAACAAATTGCAATCAAAGTTGAGGCAATAAAACGCCGCAACGCTGAACGTGATAACCGTATGAGTAACGTACTTGAAGTACGACGCGGCAAAATGCACGACATAGCACCAGACTTTTTCCCAGAGGGAACAACTAAGGCTATGATTGCTAACTTTGTTGACGTTGCAGCAAGAGACGTTGCAGAAGTATTAGCACCTCTTCCTTCCTTTAACTGTATTTCACGTAATCAAAACTCTGACAAAGCAAAAAAGAATGCTGACATTCGCACTCTTATTGCAAACAATTACATCTCGGTAGCACGTTTGCAAACGCAAATGTATACTGGTGCGGACTGGTACGGTACCTACGGCTTTTTGCCAATTATGGTTGAACCAAACGAGGAAACACGTTTACCACAGATACGCATCGAGAACCCAATAGGTTGCTACCCTGAATTTAATCGTTTTAAGAAACTAATATCTTTCTCAAAACGATATGTTAAATCAATAGGTGAACTGGTAACAGAGTTCCCAGAATATCAAGGTCAAATCCTTGCTGGAACTAACTCTGCAACAATTGACTACAATGCACCAATAGAAATGGTCAGATATGAAGATGCTGACCAAATAGTTTTATTCTTACCAACTAAAGGTAACTTTGTTCTACGCCAAACAGAAAACCCAATGGGTGAACTGATGGTACGTGTAGCAGTAAGACCTGGTATTGATGATGAACCACGTGGACAGTTTGATGATGTTCTATGGGTACAGATAGCACGCGCACGTTTTGCTTATCTTGCAATGGATGCTGCAGAAAAATCTGTTAACGCACCACTTGCTGTACCTAACGATGTTCAAGAGTTCGCTTTTGGACCTGATGCTGTTCTAAGAACCTCACAACCACAGAACATTCGTAAAGTTGGTATGGATTTACCACCTGCTGTGTTCACAGAATCAGCAATCTTACAACAAGAAATGCGTCTTGGTGCAAGATACCCTGAAGGACGTTCAGGAACAATTGATGCATCAGTTATCACAGGTCAAGGTGTACAAGCACTACTAGGTGCTTTTGACACACAAGTAAAAACTGGTCAACAAATACTTGCAGATACTTTTGAAGACATTATGGCTTTATCTTTCCGTATAGATGAAAAACTTTTCCCAGGCGAGAAAACAATTCAAGGTGTACAAAACGGTGGACCTTTTGAATTAACATATGTTCCACGTAAAGACATTAACGGCGACTACAATATTCAAGTACGTTACGGTCTAATGGCAGGACTTGACCCAAGTCGTGCACTAATATTCTCACTACAAGCATTAGGTGCAGATTTAGTATCAAGAGATTTCGTTATGCGCGAACTCCCTTGGTCAATGAACGTATCAGGTGAACAACAATCAATTGATGTTCAACGTATGCGCGATAACTTAAACTTAGCAATGTCACAACTTGCTCAAGCAATTCCTCAAATGACAGCACAAGGTCAAGACCCATCAGATTTAGCAATGAAAATGGCTGAAGTAATCAAAGCAAGACAGAAAGGTACCGCTATAGAAGAAGCGGTTAGCGATGTATTCGCACCTAAACCTGCTGCTGCACCAGCCCCACAAGTTGCCCCTGCAGGTGGACCTTCTGTTCCAGTTGAGCAAACCGTCCCCGCGGCTCCTGCAGCACCTCCTACAGGGGCACCCGAAGAAGGCGGACAGCCTCCAACGGGATTAGCAGACTTATTGGCACAACTACAAGGATAAAAATGACAAAACGTACGCAATCTGATTATGTTAAACAGTTTAAGGATGCGTTAAATGGTTTTGTACAAGATTTACACCCTATGGGTGGGATGGTTACAGGACTTGTAACTGTTGTTGAAATGATTGACTCTAACGGTAAATACTTTTTACACGTTTTAGATGATGGTAAGTCTCCTAATTGGAAGTTACAGGGAATGATTACCGAATCAGCAAGACTATTGGACGAAAAATTTAGCAACCCTGACGAAGACGAGGATTAAATGGCAAGAGGCGGTTACAGAAAACCAACTAATGGTGCAGTAGTTTCACCTCCTGGTGCTTTATCTAAACGTAAAGCAACAGAAAACGTTGCAAATGAACGTATGACACCTAGTGATGGTAAATATGGTGAACGTAAAGCCATTGAGAACCAAAAGTCTGCAGCACCTACTTCTAAAGGTGTAGGTACACCTAATAAAATAAAATTTAATTCTAGTATGCAAGTTCCTGGTATGCCAAAATTAACTGATGAAACAAGTTTTCCAGACCAACCAGCAGAAACTGGTATGCCTTTTGGTGCAGGACCAACTCCTGCTCAAGCAGGTTTAAGTTTAGGTACTGGTATTACTGATTCACCTCAGAAACGTGACTTAGATAAACTTAGTGGTTTTATGCCAATGATTAGAGCAGCCGCTAATAGTGAAGATGCACCAGAATCCGTAAGAGATTTTGTTAGATTTATTGATGCAAGAAGACCAACACTAGATGCGGCAAATAGAGATTATACTCAAAGAGAGGTTTAATATGGAAACACCTCGTTGGGCTATGAATTTTGGAAAATATTTAACCGCTTTAGGTAATGAAAATGCAGGTCTCGGATGGGGACTTGCACATATCTCATCTTTAAAAGATGAAGACCACGATGAAATTATTCGAATTATAACAACGGAAAATAATCAATGAGTTTAATAGGCGACTGGGCTGAGAAAACAAAAAACGCTTTCGGTAGTACCTTAAAAGGTTACGTTGAAAATGTTGCTAAGCCTGTTGGTCGTGGTATCAGTACTGCTGTTCTTTTAACAGATAAAGATAACCCTGTTTACAAAGACGGTTTTCAACTTACCGATATTAAACAAACTTTTGATGATTATGCTGGAGAAATTTCCCCAGGACAGGCTCTTCTTGGTGGTTCAGAAATACTTCAACCTTTTCGTGGTGTAGCACAACTAGTTGATAACAAGTTACCAACTTTTGCTAAAGAAAATTTTGATTTATACGACGAAGACCAACGCAAGCAAGCATTCCAAACAGAAATGACTGGACGTATCCTTTCTGGTGGGGTAGATGCTGCTGTAACTTGGTACACAGACCCATTATCTAAAGTTGGTAAAGGTTTAAGTATTGCTCGTAAAGGATTACTAGACACATCTTTAAGTGCCGAAGCCGCAAAAGGTACACAGGCTTTTAAAACAAGTGGTTGGAATCAGTTCATTGATGAAGCAGTTGCTTCAGATGCAACAACACTATTAAAGAATCGTGTAGTTGCTAAATCATCTAACCCTGAACTTTTAGCATCTGTTCTTGGTGATATC